GATGTTACATAGATACAGACCATTGCAAAAAGTTAATAGATGCGTTAAGACATTACCACAGGAGATATGTAGATAAAGATAGAATGTTTAAAACAAAGCCTGTACATGATTGGAGTTCACACGCAGCGGATGCTATGAGGTATCTAGCGGTGGGACTTCAAGAAATAAATACTAGACAAACTGCTCCACAAGTTGTAGCAGATAATAGTTACACAATTATATAGAATTATTATGGGATCAATATTTAGACCAAAAACACCACCTTTACCACCGGTACAAGCTCCACCAGAAGCTCCATCTTCAGAGTTGTCTGATGCAGAAAAAGCACAAATTAAAAAAGATAGAGATGCTGTGGAAAGAAAAAGAAAAGGCAGAAGGTCTACAATACTAACTGGTCCACTTGGAATACAAGAAGATCAAGAAGATGCAACCGACACATTGCTAGGAAAAAATTAATATGGCAAGAGAAAGAACATACGCACCAAACAACTATAGTAGTAGTACTGCAAAATCTTTTTCTGGAAAAACTAATACTGCTCAAAATAATAACAAAGATACCTACAGAACTACAACTCAATACAAGAGTACACCTGTTAGCGGATCAACTTATGCAGCAAGAAAAGCTGCAGTTGAAACTGCAAATGCCGCTGCAGCATTTAAAAATTTAAAATATACAGGAAGTAATGCTCCTTCAATTTTAGGAAAAATTTTAGATGCTACTGGTGTTTCTAAAAATACTTTTAATACAAATTTAAGTTTATATAAAAAAAGTGTTATGAATAAAAATGGTTTTAAAGAATCAGAAAAAGATTTTAAAAGATACATGGCAGAAAGAGGTTCTGGAAAAATAGATGCTATGGGAAGAACAATGCAAACAGGTGGTGGTAGTGCAGATAATAAACCAACTATAATTAAAAAAAATATTGGTGGAAACACAATTCAAACTACTGCACCAACAGAAGCAGAAGTATCACAATCAGAAGCAGCCAACGCAGATGCAGCAGCTTTAAAAGTTAAAAAAAGAGGAAGATCACAATCTATAATGACAAGTGCAAAAGGTATAACTAAAACTTCATCAGATTATACTTTGGGTGTAAAAAATTTATTAGGAAGAGTATAATGGCAAAAACAGAAACAACTACAAAGCTACTAGCAAGATTTGGCAGACTAAATTCTCAAAGAGTTAATTGGGAAAATCATTGGCAAGAAGTTGCTGATTACATGATGCCAAGAAAAGCAAACATTACTAAAAGAAGAACAAGAGGAGATAAAAGAAATGAATTAATTTTTGATTCATCTCCACTACAAGCATTAGAATTATTAGCAGCATCACTACATGGCATGATGACTAACCCATCAACACCTTGGTTTACCCTTAAATTTAAAGATTCAACAATGGATCAAAATGATGAAGCTAAACTTTGGTTAGAAAGTGTAACTGCAGATATGTACACAGCATTTAATAGATCAAACTTCCAACAAGAAATTTTTGAATTGTACCATGATCTAATTACATTTGGTACTGCAGCAATGTACATTGAAGAAGATGATGAAGATTTATTAAAATTTTCTACAAAACATATTGCTGAAATATTTATAGCTGAAGATGATAAAGGTAGAATAGATACTGTCTACAGAAAGTTTACTTTATCTGCTAGAGCTTTAGTACAAAAGTTTGGCAACAAGGTTTCGCAAAATATAAAAGTGATGTCTGAAAAAGACCCATACCAAGATGTAGATATTTTACATTGTGTATATCCAAGAGCAGACTTTAATCCTAAATTAAAAGATCAAGAGAATATGCCATTTGAATCTGTGTATTTAGAAATGGGTAGTGGTGACGAATTATCTGTCTCTGGATTTAAAGAGTTCCCTTATGTAGTTCCAAGATATTTAAAAGCATCACACGAAATTTATGGTAGATCACCTGCAATGACAGCCTTACCAGATGTTAAGATGCTAAATGAAATGTCTAAAACGACAATCAAAGCTGCACAGAAACAAGTTGACCCACCACTATTAGTTCCGGATGATGGATTCTTACTTCCTGTTAGAACTGTACCGGGTGGATTAAACTTTTATAGAAGTGGTACAAGAGATAGAATTGAACCATTAAACATTGGTGCAAACAATCCATTAGGTTTAAACATGGAAGAGCAAAGAAGAAATGCTATTAGAGAAGTATTCTATGTAAACCAATTACAATTACAACAAGGTCCACAAATGACAGCTACAGAAGTTGTACAAAGAAACGAAGAGAAGATGAGATTACTTGGACCAGTATTAGGTAGACTACAATCTGAATTATTAAAACCATTGATTGATAGATGTTTCAATATTCTATTAAGAAAAAATCAATTTGCAGAAGCACCAGAATTTTTATCGGGTCAAGATGTAGAAATAGAATATGTTTCTCCATTAGCTAAAGCACAAAAATCTACAGAACTTTCATCAATAACTAGAGCATTAGAAATACTAGGGGGTCTAGCAAATGTAGCACCTGTATTTGATTACATTAACTTTGACGCATTAGTTAAACACGTTGCGGATATTGTGGGTATGCCACAGAAGTTATTAAAATTACAATCTCAAGTTAATGCTGAAAGAGAACAACAAGCAGCACAAGCTGAACAACAACAACAAATGGCACAGATGCAACAGGTTGCACAAGCCGGGGGACAAATCGCACCACTAGCAAAGGCATTACCGGAAGAAGCAAAAGCCTTAGTGGAATAATATGGAAAACAAGGAACAAGAGAAACAAGTAAGAGAAATACAAAAACATTTAAAAGAACTCCAAAAAGATTATCAATTTATTTTTGCATCAAGTGAAGGTGGAAATGTTTTGGCTGATATAGAAAAAAGATGCCATTATCATACTACTACTAATGTAAAAGGAGATAGTCACGAGAGTGCATACTTAGAGGGACAACGTAGCGTCATTCTATTTATTAAATCAATGCTACAACAAAAGGATAAATAATGTCAAGTGAACAGATAACACAAGAAGCTGTGCCTGTAGAAACAACAGAAGCAGTAGAGCCAGTTGCAAAACCAAATGTAGTTAGTGGTGGAGATACACCAGTAGCAAATTGGAAAAGTTCTATTAGTGAAGAATTTAGAAGCGACCCTAACATTGAAAAGTTTACAGAGATAGATGCTTTAGCAAAAAGTTATATCAATGCTACAAGAATGATTGGTCAAGACAAAGTTGCTGTACCTAATAAAAATTCAACTGAAGATCAATGGAATGAAGTGTACTCAAAATTGGGTAGACCAGAAACTGCAGACAAGTATGCTTTAAATATTGAATCAGAAGCAGTAGCTATGGATGAAAATGCAATTAAAAACTTTGCAGAACAATCTCATAAACTTGGTTTAAATAATACACAAGCTCAAGGTATATTAGAGTTCTATAAAAATAATATGGAAAGCAATATGCAAAGAGCAACTGTTGATACTGAAACTGCACAAGCTCAAGCTGAAACAGAATTAAGAGCTGAATGGGGTAAAGAGTTTGATAGCAATGTTTCAAAAGCTAGTGCATTAGCAAAAGCAAATATGAATCCAGAAATACTAGATTTACAAATGCAAGATGGTACTAGAATTGGAGATCATCCAGAAATAATAAAAGGCTTTGCAAAGATTGCTGGTATGCTTTCAGAAGATAAATTAGTTTCAACTGAAAGTGAAAGTGTTAATTCAATGAAAGATTTACAATCAGAAATATCAGCTATTACTAATGATACTACTGGACCTTATTGGAATCATAAACACCCAGATCACGCAAAAATGGTTCAACAGGTTTATACATTAAGAGAAATGGCTCAACCTAAAGAAGATTAATAATTTATATTCCTTGTAATATAATAAAATATATTATAAGGAATTAAATATAAGATAACTCGCAAGAACCTTATTGATGACAGAGAATAGAACTGTAGTCTAAAAGACTTTAAATCCAAGAATTGCCTATCATTATTGATGGAGAACTATTCTGTTTTTTATAAATATAACAATAATGATAAATAGGAGACAAATATGTCATCACAAATAACTACAGCGTTTGTAGAGCAATACTCTGCAAACATACAAATGTTATCTCAACAAATGGGATCACTTTTAAGAGACGCAGTTAGAAATGAATCTGTTACTGGAAAAGATGCTTACTTTGACCAAATTGGTAAAGTTACAGCAATTCTAAAAACTAGCAGACATTCTGACACACCACAAATCGATACACCTCACTCAAGAAGAAGAGTTAGTTTAGCAGATTATGAATTTGCTGATTTAATCGATCAACAAGACAAAGTTAGATTGCTAATCGATCCAACTTCATCTTACGCAAAAGCCGCTGCATACGCAATGGGAAGAGCAATGGATGATGTTATTATCGCAGCAGCACTAGGTTCAGCTAATACTGGAGTATCTGGTGGAACAGCAGTTGCATTACCAGCAGGTAATATTGTTGCAGTTGGTACTGGTGGAGCTAATACTATGAACATAGCTAAACTAGCATCAGCAAAAAATATACTTGATTCAGGTGATGTTGATCCTTCAATCAAAAGACACATCATTGTATCTCCAACAGAGATTCAAGATTTGTTAAACAATACTACAGTTACTTCAAGTGACTTTAATACTGTTAAAGCATTGGTTCAAGGTGAAATTGATAGTTTCATGGGATTCAAATTTCATGTATCTAACAGACTTGTTGATAATGGAGCATCAAACACTCAATGTATTGCCTTCGCAGAAGATGGTATTTTACTTGGTATTGGTAAAGATGTAACTGCTAGAATAGACGAAAGATCAGATAAATCTTACGCTACTCAAGTGTACTATTGCCAAACAATCGGTGCAACTAGAATGGAAGAAGCAAAAGTTGTTTCTGTTCTTGCAAACTAATAATAGCTAAAATAAAGGAGAAATAATATTATGGCTAATTCAATACAATACGCAAAAACTCAAAGTACACCTTCTGTAAAGTTGAATACTAATGAGTTATCTGGAAGAGTAAGAGTTGCTTTTGCTGAATACGAAGCAAGTGCAGAACAATCAACAATCACTATGTTTACAATACCTAATGGTTGTAGGTTATTATCTGCTGCAGCATCACATGATGCATTAGGTGGTTCTACTACATTATCAGTTGGTTACGCAGCTCATACAGATGCAGACGGAACAACAGTTGCTCTTGACGTTGACGCATATAAAGCGGCAGCAGCTTCAACAGCAGCAACAAGTTCTGATGCTTTAGTTACTATGGCATTAGGAAAAAATGCAGTAGTTGATGCTAACGAAGATGGT